TTTTTAATCTCATCATTGATGAGCTCGAAGACACGGAAAAAATAGAAACCCAATCGCCACCTGAAGAACAGAAGAAAAAAAGAAAGAACAAATAAATGGCCGTCTCAGACCAAATCATTTGTCCGGCGCTAAAAAAGCTAGGCGTTCTTGCAACCGGAGAAAACCCTTCAGCACAAGAGCAAACCGACGTACTCGGCGCACTCAACATGATGATTGATTCTTTTAGCCTCGAGCGGCTCTTTATCCCTGCGATCTTAAGAGAGAGCTTCAGCCTCGTCGCAGGCCAACAGACCTATCAGATGGGCAGCGGAGCTCCTGATTTCAATACTGTTCGCCCACAAAAGATCACAAACGCTCTCGTTCAAGCTTATGGCGTGAATCCAGTTGCCGAACTTCCGATGCGGATCATCAACAAAGATGAGTACGCAAGCATCATAGTGAAGTCGATTCAGTCGACGATTCCGATTTGTCTCTATAACGACAACGCCTATCCATATTGCAATTTGAGCATTTGGCCAGTTTCAAGCGTCGTTACGCCGATGATTCTTTATTCGCAAAAACAACTGAGCGACTTCGCCGCCGCAACATCGGCCGTGTCCCTGCCGCCTGGATACTTGGAGCTTTTAATTTATAACCTCGCGGTCAGGATTGCGCCTGATTTCGGAGTTCCGGCACCTGAGGACGTCGTCGCACTTGCCGTCTCAAGCATGGAGCGCGCAAAGCGTGCGAACTGGCAGCCGACTTACTTGGGCGTAGATGCGGCTCTTCGCGGACCAAAAGGCACCTTCAACTGGGTGACGGGAGATACGACATGAAAACTATTGGCGAGATTAAGCTCGGGAAACTTCTCATTATGAAATTCGATGATGGCTCCATTTGGATCGAAAACGAGGTCGGCGAAGGAATGGGAGTGTCTGAAAAAGAGCTCGAGGATTTGCTCCTCCAATTCTGGGAGGACACCTTTTGAGATTCCCAGGATTCATCGGCCCTAGCTATCAATTGCGATCGATCAACGTTGATTGTCAGCGCTGCGTGAATCTTTATCCTGAGTTCGACGAAACGGGGCTTGCGAAAGAAAAATCAATCGGCTCTCTAATTGGAACTCCTGGTCTATCTTCGCCCCTCGTCACACTTGCGACCTCGCCGGTGCGCGGTCATTTTGTCGCATCAAACGGCACCTTTTACGTCGTTTCTGGAAATACTCTCTACACCGTTTCAAGTTCTTGGGTTGCGACCTCCGTTGGAACGCTCAACACGGCCGTTGGGCCTGTATCGATGGCCGATAATGGTGTTTCGCTCATGCTCGTTGACGGTGTGAATGCCTGGTATTCGACGCTTGGGTCCGGATCGATGACGCAAGTGACGAGTGCGAACTATTTGGGCGCTTCAAATCAGGTCGTTTATCAAGATGGCGTTTTTATTTTCCTAGTTCCAAATTCCAATGAATTTTTTGTTTCTAATCAACTGGATGTCACTTTCAGCGGTTATTTTGATCACAAAGCAAGCCAGCCGGATAACTTGATCGGCATTTTTTCTGATCACAGAAATCTTTGGCTCTTTGGTGCGAAAACGACGGAAGTTTGGTTTGATGCTGGCAATCCTCCGCCTTCGACGCCATTTTCGCTTATCCAAGGCGGGTTCATTGAGACGGGCTGCGCTTCACCGTTTAGCATCAAGCGTATTGATAATAAGATCTTTTTTGTCGGCCAAGATGACTCCCACGGGATCGGCACCGTGTTTATGATCCAAGGCTTTCAGCCGGCCAGGATCTCAACTCACGCAATCGAGCTTGCGATTCAAAGTTATGGAGACATCTCAGGCACCACGGCCTGGAACTATCAAGATGGCGGACATAACTTCTATTGCCTGAATTTTAAAAACTCAGCCGGCGTTTCTCAAGGGAACACGACCTGGTGCTATGATCTTGCAACAGGCCTTTGGCATGAGAGAGTTTTCTTAAGTAACGGCGCCTTTCAGCGCTCACTGATTGAAACGCATTCTTATGTCTTTAACACCCACGTCGTTGGAGATTACTCGAGCGGGAATCTTTACCAGCTCTCCTCGAGCATATATTCCGACAACGGCGCCTACATTCCGCGTGAGCGCACCTTTCCCCATATGAACGCCGACATGAAGCGAATGACTTGTTACTCCTTCCAGCTCGATCTTGAGCCTGGAACGGGACTTGATGGCTCTGGCCAGGGAACAAACCCGCAAGCGATGCTCCAGTTCTCAGATGACGGCGGGCATTCATGGTCGAACGAGAAATGGACGAGCGTCGGCGCGATTGGGCAGACGAAATTTCGCGCCATCTGGAGAAGGCTTGGGCGCTCGAGAGATAAGATTTTCAAAATCAGGATCACTGATCCAGTCAAAACCGTCTGGATCGGCGCGACCTTAAACGAAGGTGTTGGATACTCATGAGCCAACTCACCACCCTCCCAGAGCCGCCTTACCGCTCACCGATGATCGATCAAAGAACTGGATATTTAACCGATCCATGGAATAAATGGTTTCAGCTTCTTTATCTTAGGGTCGGCGGAGCGGTCTCGGTCTTCGCGGCCAATGCAAACCCGCTCGCAGTCGTCACACTCTTTACGGCCTATGCAACCGCCGCTGCCGCACTCGTTTACACGTCAGCACTCGGGCAAAAGACGCTCATCACGTCGTTTTCGGTTCAAAACGTGACCTCAGTTGCGCAAACGCTTTCAGTCTATTTCGTGCCGGCAGGCTCAAGCCCTGGATCAACCAATATTTTGCTAAACGCGGTTTCAATTCCTGGCAACACGACCGAGTCGTTTTCAAACCTCGTCAATCAGGTCTTAAACGGCGGCGACATGATCTATATCTCGGCCGGAGCTCCTGGAACTCTTCTTTGCATCGCGAAGGGGAAACAGTCGACATGAAGGCGCTCGCAAGACTTTCAAAAAATGTCGAGACGCTTGAGCGAGAATTCATGAAGCTCCCGCAGGTCGATTGCCCTGTCACTCATCATTTCGGCCCTGGCGTTTGTATCAGAGAAGTTCATTTGCCGGCAGGTTCCGTCGTGATCGGCCATCATCAAAACTTCGAACACATGAACATCTTCATCAAAGGCCGCGTGTCGATCAGAAATGATGACGGCACGTTCACAGAATTGAAAGCACCCATGACATTCATGGGAAAGCCCGGGCGAAAGATCGGCTACATTCATGAGGATGTCATTTGGCAAAACATCTGGATTACTGATGAAACAGACGTCGAAAAGATTGAGTCGCACTTTTTAAAGAAAAGCGACACATGGCATGAATCCGTGACCGCACGCAAGACGGTCGCACTTCTTCAAAGCGGCGTCGATCGAGCGGACTTTGACAAAATGCTCAAAGAGCTTGGGCTTTGCCCTGAGCTGGTCCGCGCGCAATCTGAAAATGAAGCCGATATGACCGAGCTTCCGCATGGCAGCTACAAGATCAAGGTCGCCGATTCAAATATCGATGGCCGCGGGCTTTTCGCAATTGGCGATTTCAAGCCATGGGAAAAGATTGCCCCGGCGCGCCTCAAAGGCAAGCGCACGATCGCTGGCCGCTTTACGAATCACTCGGTCAACCCGAACGCGCGCATGGTCAAATGGAATTCTGAAATTCATTTAATCGCAATCAAGCCAATTTCTGGATGTAAGGGCGGCCTCGACGGCGAAGAAATCACGATTGATTATCGGCAAGCCTATGCGCTGACGGTTGCAATCGCGAGAGAGGAAGTCAAATGTCTGGAGTAGCAACCGCAATCGGTGGCGCGGCCCTTATTGGCGGCGTTGCAAGTTACATGGGATCGTCAAAGGCCTCGAACGCGATGCAAGGGGCATCTGACGCCGCAATCGCAACGCAGAATGCAAATTTCGAACAAACGCGCGGCGATGAGATGCCTTACATGCAAGCTGGCGATCAGGCCCTATCTCAACTCAACGCCAATTCGGGATTTTTCAACCAGCAATTCACTCCGGATCAATTTCACCTCGATCCAGGATATCAATTCGACCTTCAGCAGGGCGAGCAGGCGCTTCAAAATTCTGCCGCAGCGTCAGGGCATTTGATCTCAAGCCAGGAGCTAGGAAACGCCAGCACCTATGCCCAGAACATGGCGTCAAATGAATATCAAAACGCCTACAACAGATTTCAGACCGATCGAACCAATATGTTCAATCGGCTCTATTCGGTGGCGAACTTAGGCCAAACGGCTGCATCCGGCGTGAGCGCATCTGGAATGAACGCCGCGAACGCCATAAGCAACGCCCAAATCGGCGCCGGGAACGCGCAAGCCGCCGGGATCGTCGGCCAGGCGAACGCGATTGGCGGAGCTTTTGGCCAGGGCGTGAACGGCTATTTGGGCTATACGACCATGCAAGGATTAATGAACCGCGGCGGATCAACCGGAGATCCGACGGCGAACTGGCAGCCACAACAGCTCCAGGCGCCGAGCGGTCAATATGCGCCGTTTGGTTCGATTATGTCCCCGCTAGAGGAGCAATAAAATGCCGACCGATCCAAGCATAATCAATAACCTTCGAATGCCAGAAATTCGAGATCCCCTTGATACCGCAACAAAGGCGCTCACCATGAGGCATCTCATGCAAGAGGGGCAGCTGGATCAATTGAAAGTGAACGAAGCTCAGCGCCAGTATGCGGATCAGCAGACGATGCGTGATGCTTATAAAAATAATACGACCATTGATGAAAACGGGAATCCTCATTTCAATCAATCGGGTTATTTGTCAGAAGTGACAAAAAATAACCCACTGCTCGGGCAACAAGAGACGCTAAAGGCTCGTCAACAAAAACTAGATCAGCTGACTCAGCAACATGCCGCCGGAAAACAAATTATTTTCAGACCTATTGGTTCACAAGCGGACCTTGACTACGCCGACGAGCTTGCGAAGCAATTTGGATTGCCTCCGCTTAAGGGTGGCGCCCTTCCGGCCAATTTTAATGACCCAAGCTTTCCGGCGGCCCTCTCGAAAGTTCAGAATGATTGGCTCGACGCAAAAGATCAGCTTGATCAACACAATAAACAAATCGACCAAACCCGCCAACAACAAGAAGCCGACGCCAAGATGCTCGAAGCGCGCGCGAAGTTCTATGAGCAAACGGGAACCGATCCGGGCCAAGCGATGAGGGGAGCGCCTGGGCAATCTTTGGGCCAGCCACCTCTAGCCGGAAACAAAGCTGCGCCGAATCTGATTGCGCAAAACGGAGGCGCTTTACCACAGCCGGGAGCTCCGCCGCCGGCGAGACTTTATTCAGGAAACCCGCCTCCGAAGGTTCAGGCCGATGCGATGAAGGAATATGTCAACCGAACCGATGGCCGGGCGCTGCCTCCAGATGTTGCGAAGGCTCGGACGGAGCTTCAGTCGGTTGACAAAATAAACGAAGCCATCGCGCAGGCTCCAAAGGGTAATCTTTCTAACCTCAGTGGAAATCAACTTAAGATGATTTTCGCCGAGGGCGCAAAGCTTGCAACCGGCGGCGCTCCAACGCAGACAGAGCTTGATGAATTAACGCCACAAAACTTTGCTCAAAAAAGTGCGGCCTGGTGGCAAAAGGTAAGCAATAAGCCCGTCCCGTCAAATGCCGGCGAATTCATTAAGCAACTTCAAGAGTACGCGAATGGAATCGGAAAAACTCACATGCAAACGATTTCCGACTTCCATTCTGAAATCGCCGACAACCTCCGCCCAACCTTAGGCGAGTCCCAATATTCGAATCTCAAATATAAAAACGATCATAGATTCGACAACAGCCTGACCAGGAAAGTCTTAAGACTCCAAGAGCTTCGCGCGAAAAAAGGGGATGATTAATGGGCCTTACGGCCGACGAACAGCGCGAGCTGAATCAGCTTGAAGGTGAAGTGGGGCATGTGAGCCAAGGAGCTCGCCCTGGTTTGTCGGCCGATGAGCACGACGAATTGGCAAGTCTCGAAAAAGAGGTTGGGCATGCTGTACCTAAGGCGTCGGCGTCAAAGACAGAAAATGAGCCAGGAATTTTAGACACGGTCCTTCATGGCGTTGCGGCCGCCGGGAAATTCATCGACAGCTATGCTGGCGCTCCAACAAGAGCCGCGATCGGCGCCTATCAACATGGCAAGCCGATGGGGGCGGCATTCGCAAATCAATTCGGCGAAGATCCCGCTACTGCGCCAACTGGGCATCAGATCGCAGTCGATGCCGGCGTGAGCGACAAGGCAGCGCCCGCTCTAAGCGCCGAACAGCTTCAGAAATTCGATGAACAAAACAACCCCGGATGGGCCGCTCAAATGAAGTCCTCTGGGCAAAAATATGAGAATCAGCCAAACCCGTCGCCCGCCGCGGTCGCAGGCCTTGGAATCGATCTCGCTGCCGATCCCGTCAATTTGATACCGATGGTTGGCGCTGCCAAGAAATTTGTAAGAGGAGCAGAGGTTGCCGAGGAGGCCGCGAAAGCGCCTGGAATCCTTGAGAAGGTCGGACAAGGTCTCAATAGCTATGCGGAAAAGAGCGCCCTTAAAGGCGCCGGGGCGACCCTAAAAGACTTTCGGAAAGCCTATTCAAGTGGCGCCGTCAATGAAACCGGCCGATTCATTCTCGACAATGGTTTGCTAAAGGCCGGCGACACGTATGAATCAGTTGCAGCAAAAGCAAAGGATTTGCGAAATGCGACTGGCAAGGAGCTCGGGGCGGGCTATGAGTCAGCGGAAAAAGCCATTTCATCTATGGATGATGCGACGAAAGCCAAGGTGGCCGAGTCGGGATTCAATCCAGTCAGAGACAAACAGGCCATCCTTGATGCGGCCAAAAAAGACCTGGGATATTCATATAAGCGAAAAAGCGCCCTTCAGGGAGTTTCCGACTTTTTAGACGAACTCATAGAGGAGCATGGAGACAAAACACTAAATCCAGCCCAAACGAATGAAATCAAGACCGCACTTGATCAATCTGCAATCAATTATGAAAGAAACCCGTTACTAAAAGAACCAGACGCCGAGACGGCATTAAAATCCTTTAGAGGTTTTCTTAGCGACAAAGTCGGCAGTCAGATCAAGACAGTCGGGGAAGCGATCGGCGATCCAGCGGCCGCGGAAAATCTCTCGGCTCTCAATAAACGATATGGAATGTCGAGCAATGTCGCACGCATAGCTTCAGATCGATCTATGCGTGATGCGGCAAACGCTGCATTTGGTCTAAAGGAATATGCCGGCGCCGAGATTGGCGGAAAAATCGGCGAGGCCGTTGCGGGAAAGCCGGGCGAGGCCGTCGGAACGATCGTCGGTATCGGTGGCGGTAAGGTCTTAAGAAAGATCGGCCCCTCAACCATTGCGTCAGGTGCCGATACGGCCGGAGACGTCCTCAAAGGCGCTCCGAAAATCGATGGCCTTGGAGCCCCACTGGCTTCAGTCTCGAAGCTCGCCGACACAGACGCGGCAGCGCTTTCGAAGGCTGCGGATCAGCCAGCTCCGTCTCCAGCAACGAAGAAGGGCCCGAGCGCTTGGGCCTCAAATGGATTTCAAAAACTCATAGAACACGCCCAAGGCGGCGACAAAGAAGCCGTCCAACAGGCCAGGGAACAACTCATGTCCTCGCGTGCCGGAATGAGGCTCTTGATCTCGGCAAGCGATCTTAAGCCAGGCTCCAAAGCCATGCAGCGAATCCTTGAACAAGTGAAAGCCGAGGCTTCGAAATGAGCATCGCGCATCTAGCTCCAGATCCATATTTGATTTTCAGAGACGCAAACGGCAATCCGCTCGCGGGTGGGAAAATCTACACGTACGCAGCCGGGACCTCGACGTTGCAGGCCGCGTGGACTGATGAGTCGGCAACGACGAACACCACAAACCCGATTGTACTCGATTCCGCCGGCGGGGCACAGTTTTGGCTCACAAACGTCGGCTTTAAGCTCGTCATTCAAGATTCGCTCGGGAACACGATTAGAACGGTCGACAATATCTATACCGTTGGGCCGGCTGAAATCGGGACTTCCCAGATAGCAAACAGTGCCGTCACGATTCCGAAGATGGATCTCTCGGCTCTTACGCCGTCGAATCTGCCAGCAAACTGCATCGACACCTCACAGATCAAAGACAATGCCGTTACAACCTCAAAGATTCCAAACGGTGACGTCACGATTGCGAAGATTGATCCGAATCTCGATGTCAGTCAGGGATTAAACAACATCATCGAAGAGGTCGGGCTCAACTCTGACACCAAGATCAGCATGGTCCCGCAAAAACAATGGAGCGCGCCGGTTCAGCTGTCAAATCCGAACACCCTGCCGCCCAGCGCTGGTCATATGACGGCGTGGTCGCCAAATGGTCAGCTCCTCGCGTGCGGTCATTCAAACTCGCCATTTGTCACCATCTACAAACGATTTGGAACGTCATTTTATAAGCTTTCCGACTCGGTCGCTCTGCCTGCGGGAAATGTGAACGGTCTGGCGTGGTCGCCGTGCGGGAATTTTCTTTCCTGCGTTCACGCGACGTCGCCGTTTATGACCGTTTACAAAAAAGTTGGACTGACGTTCGTTCGTTTGCCAGATCCTGCAAACCTTCCCGCCGGGACCGGTAACGGTTGCGCGTGGTCGAATAGCAGTGAGTTTTTCGCCGTCGCGCACACGACTTCGCCATTTATCACGGCCTATCAGCGTGTGCCGATCCAATTTTGGGTGTTCCCGATCTCCGCACTCACGACCCCGCCGTTTGACGGCGATACTTACACGTCCAATAGCACGACCTTCACGGTCGTTGGGAATCCTTCGGTAAACAGTTTGCGCTTACTTACATATTCGATCGGGAATTGCTCCCCGGCACAGTCAGGAAATCTAACGCGAGCATCAGGCTCAGGCGACACAACAATTGCCTTCTCCGCACCAGTTCTTCTCTCGACCGATCAATCATATTTCTCAAAGCTGTCGAATCCAGCGAGTTTACCACCCAACATAGGTGTCGATTGTGACTGGAGTCCAGACGGTCAATATCTTGCAGTGATCTCGCAGGGCTCGCCCTTCATTCTCGTCTATCAAAACTTGCCGAGCGGGCTGACGAAGCTCTCTGATCCCGCAACCATTCCATCAATTGGGAGCTCCTGTTCGCCCAGGTGGTCGCCAGATGGAACCTTTTTGTCCATAGGCTGCTCTCAGGTGGGTGGATCCGGAAACGCTGGC